GCACTACGCTGTTTACTATCTAACTGGCTCCAGAGTGCTGTTTTCCAGTCAGCATCTAGCTCCAGACTATTGATGTACTCGACTGCTTCTCCGACCCTATCCTTGTGGATCATCATGATGATGTCGGCTGCATAGCTCTTAATCTCGTTCTGAGATTGTTCGTCTAACGTATCGAATACCGACTTGGTAATAGGCTTGGCAGACTTAGGTTCGTCTTTACCAATACTTGCATCTACTGCGTCATGCTCGGTTATCTCAAGGGCATTGAGAAATAGGTAGCGACGTAGGTAGGTGTGCTGACTTCCCAAGGCTTGAATCGGTGGTGATTTGCCAGCGTCAATCGTAACGCGAGATACAGCATCAACTACAGGGCTACGGAAGAATATTGTTCCACCAAACTCTGTGTCAATAACCCGCATTACAGCTTCATTATTCTCAATGCTGAATACTGAGCAAAGATTTAACTCAAAGAAAATACTGTTTACGGTAGGTAAGAAGTCACCTAGTTCAAAGTATTTGAAACCTGCAAAGCTGTTATGTCCAGACTTCTTGAGTTCTACATTCTGTAGCTTGACCCTAGCTGTCTGTAGCTTCTGGTAAACGATCCATTGCTGATGTTCGTCTTGTTCCTGCTGTCTGTTATCTAGTTTGTTATCCATTTATTTATCCCTTAGCGAATTTCTTATTGAAAATGATATTGTGAGATTGTGTTTGCGTAGTAGTTTGTATCGTTGCAGCCTCCTTTTGCTCTTTGCGAATACGGTCGAAAGTCTTGCGAATGTTCGTTTTGCCTGACGGAACATATTTAAAATCTTTGTCTAAGATACAAGGGAATGTTTTTTTCATGCAAAGCTGTCCATTAGTAATGCTAGCAACAGCATACCAGCTAACACAGCACCAGCATGACGGTCGATAAAGTCTGCCAGTTTATCGTCTGGATTGAATAGCTTTTTCATTGGTTGCCTCTCTCTAGTTCGTCTACGATCTGCTTAATAACGTGTGGAGTATTCTCTAACGCACGATAAGCCATGTAGACAATTTGTTTATCTTCATCCGATGCTGTTCTGCGTTCTACTCTATCAATCAATAGACGCAAAGCATAGACAATTTCAGCGAGTTGCCAGTTATCGATTTCTGTACGGCTAGGGTTCATCTTCCCTCCGCTTCTCTGTCTTTCATTTCCTGATAGAGCCAGTCACCACGATCTCTATCAATATCTTCCTGAGTTTCGACATATTCAGGAAGTGTAGATTCTTTGACCAGTCGATTAACGATACCTACCATGTTGCGACGAGTAGCTGCTTGCAGCTTGATAGGGTCTGACTGGAATACAGCGCAAATCTCAAGGAGGATGCAAAGTTCTTGCTCTAACCGTTCCTCGCGTGACTGTTTTAATGTATCTTTGAAACAAGCGGTCAGTTGACCCGGAAACCCGTCTTGTAGCGTACCAATTAAGAACTGCTCGTAACCCTGCTTATCCATAATTTAATCTCCTAGTTGCAGTTCCGAAATACTAAACCGATTCAAGACTTTTATGCAAAAACATTTCTAATAGGAATCCATATCTCGATAGAAACATTCTATTATGAAACACCCTAACTCTGGCACAATTATGGTTAAGAAAAAAGACTTACCAAAAGAACAACCTAAAGAAGTACAAAGATTTTTGCCTAAAACTAGCCCTAGAGGTCAACCCATTGGAAATAGACCCTTCAAAACCCTTGCGTCGAAAGTCCGATTCACGTGGAACGGAAACGACTTATAACTTTGGCACTAAGCTGTGTCCGGCTTGTAAGCGGACTAGATCACTAGCTCAGTTCGTAGATAGCCCGCTATGTAAGATTTGCCAGCTACGAAACGTTAAGATATGATTTGCACACGCTTGGCGGCGTGTTTGGGTAAGCCTTAGAAGAGACTCTGCTGGTACCCACCAGTCCGCCAACACCTGAAACGGTGAGAGTCTCTCCTAGGGCTTTTTTTATGGAAAAAGCTATGCACTACTACCAATTCAACATTGGAGATTATGCAAGTCATACAAGGCACTTAACAAACTTAGAAGATTTGGCATATCGCCGACTTCTTGATGCCTACTACCTCCAAGAACATCCGTTAAACGTCGGTATAACGTCCGTTGCACGACAGATCAATATGCGTGAGTACGAAATTGAGGTCAAAGCGGTCTTAGAGGAGTTCTTTACGCTAACGGATGAAGGTTGGTTTCATCAGCGAGTTGATAAGGAAATCAAGCATTTCCAAGCTAAAAGGCAGCAAGCTAGTAACGCAGGTAAAGCGTCTGCTGAACGTCGGAACAACATCCGTTCAACGGACGTTCAACTAACCAATAACCATAAACCAATAACCAATAACCAAGTTAATAAAGAATATATTGATCGATTTGATGATTTTTGGAAACACTATCCTCGTAAGGTATCAAAACCTAATGCACTCAAGGCTTGGCTAAAGTTGAAGCCAGATGATGAGCTAACGAAAACAATCATCTCAGCAATTTCCAAGCAGAATCTATCCGCTAAAGATGAACAATTTATTCCTCATCCAGCGTCATGGCTTAACGCTAGACGTTGGGAAGATGAGGGCAAGGTTGCCAGTACGACGAGCTTTCCTTTTGGAAGGAGAGCTTTATGATCGGCGAATTCTTAAACAAGCTCGAAAAAGTCCAAGGCAAGCGAGGACATTGGATAGCGTGTTGTCCAGCGCATCAGGATAAGCGTCCTAGCCTAGCGATTACCGAAACTGATGACGGACGCATCTTGCTGAAGTGCTTTGCTGGTTGTTCGGCTTACGAAGTGGTTAGCGCAGTAGGCATGGACTTGACCGATCTGTTTCCTAAAGATCAATCTTTTATGCCTAGCGAAACCAATAAACCTGTCAAGCGACCGTTTTATGCCACAGACCTAATGAAAATAATCCATTTTGAGGCACTTATTACGTCCATAGCGGCGTTTGATATGGCAGAAGGTAGGCAAGTATCAGACGGTGACAAAAAACGGCTTAAAACGGCTTTTACGCGAATTAACGAAGCGGTAAGTTATTTATAGGAGGAAACATGAGGATGAAAGCATTTCCGACACTAGCGGATAACGGTCACATAACGACTCAGGATGGCATGGATTTACGGGATTACTTTGCTGCAAAGATTATGCAAGCAATAATTTCTAGTTCTAACCCAAACGAAAATATTTATAAAAGTGTCTACGCTTCATGGTCTTACGAAATTGCTGATGCCATGATGGAAGCGAGGGGTAATGACTGAATCCAAGTTAATTGAGTTAGGCTTTAGCGAGGTAGTACCGGGGTTTTGGGTTGGTAGCGTTTTTTCACTTAACAGGCTTTACGAACTAGGGAGACAAGATGAGTCTGGAGCAGAGAGCAGCGGAGTTAGACGAAGCGAGACGGTTGAGGATAATCAAGTCTGACTCGATTGATGTAGAGAAATACTTACATTCAAACGACGTAACGCTAAAGGTTAAACAGGCTAGAGATTTTTTAGATGCAATTAAGGAAAGCTATCTAAACGAGTCTAGAGATACAAAAATCCTACTGCCTTGGAGTAAGACGCACGATTCTTTTGCGTTTAGACCGGGAGAGGTGACGGTTTATGCAGGTTCTAACGGTGGTGGTAAGTCGCTGTTGACCGGACAAATCGCGCTGCATTTAGTGAAACAGAAGCAGAAAGTGGTGATAGCGTCGTTTGAGATGAAGCCGATTAAGACGCTAGAGAGGATGCTGCGACAGTTTGCTGGTGAGTATGTAGATGATCCGTTAGCGTCGGATCGTGAGGCTTACATCACTAAACTTCTAGGAAGATTAGAGAAGTATACGGCTGACTCTTTATATTTATACGACCAGCAGGGTACGACTAGCCCGGACAAGGTTGTGGCTATGTCCAGATATTGCGCTATGGAACTAGGCGTTCAGCATATTTTTATTGATTCTCTGATGAAATGCGTCAAGAACGAGGATGACTTTAACGGACAGAAGAACTTTATCGATGAGCTAACGGCATTGGCTAGGGATCATAACGTCCATGTTCACCTAGTCCACCATATTCGCAAGCAAGCCTCAGACGAGGTTACGCCGAATAAGAACGACCTAAAAGGCTCTGGTTCCATTAGCGATCAGGTGGATAACGTCTTTCTTGTGTGGCGCAACAAAAAGAAGGAAAACCAGCGAAATCGTGGTGAGCAGATAGATGAATCTCAGGGCGATACGTTTCTAATGAACGAAAAGCAGCGTAACGGAGAGGCTCAGGAGTGGTATCAGCTTTGGTATCACCAAGCTAGCCAGCAGTTTGTGGAATCGGCAGGATCAAGACCAATGGACTTTGACAACAATGGACGTTTTAGAGACTGAGGAATACAGGCATCAATGTGAAGTCAGGGCTGTACTGGCGTGGAGAGCAGCAGACAGGGATTCAGCGTTACGGTATCTGAGTGTTGTTAGACAGAAACGTGGGCATGAAGCTGCTGACCAGTTAGAGGCTGACTGCCGTAGAGAATGGTCGTTAGGAAACCGAGGGAAGAAAGGGGATTGGCGTGGATAGAGATGACATTATCCGCATGGCGCGAGAAGCTGGAATATCTAAGCCGTGGGATCAGGAGCCTGTGAAATGGGAAACGCTTGAACGCTTTGCCAACCTAGTCGCAGCAGCGGAGCGCGAGGCGTGTGCTGAGGTATGCGAACTGATGTATGACTATGGGTGGTTAGATGCAAAAAGGTGTGCAAGGGAAATCCGCGCAAGGAGAGAACAATGATTGAACGGCTGTTATGCGCTTTGTTTAACCATAGGTATGTAGTGCTTTTGTCTTTTAGCCCTACATCACGCAAGGTGGGTTGTACTCGTTGCGATAAAGAATGGGGCATGAACGATTCTGTTCGCGCGTTTATTCCGTGGAATAAAGAGCTTGAGGAAATGCACAAGTTCATTGGGCAATGGCCGAAACAAGGAGAGAACAATGAGTAACTATCCGTTAGGCATGGTGTTGTTTGTAATTGGTTTAGCTTGCTGGTGTTTCTTTATGGGTTATTTGTATGGGAGGAACAGTGGCTAAGTTACCTTACACAATCACGATCTGCCCAGACGAGCCAAACCCTAAGCAGTTCACCGCGATGACGCCACAGTTGATCAACGCTATGCGATTTGGTTACGACATGACGATTGATCAGCGGCAGCAAATGTACCCGTCAGCGCCGCAGGGTATAACGCAGATCAATAATCACAAGGAGAAGAACAGTGGATGAGGATAAAGCAGAAGTAATGCCAAATATAGATTACATATATTCGGCTGTGATAGCGGACAGTGAGGCACTGGAAGAGGCGAAGATGACGTTGGAGATCATTAAGAAAACTGATCCGGGCGTTTACGATGAGATGATTAACGACACGCTTTCTTTGATTCGCAAAGCGTTGAGCAGTTCTATCCTTAGTGTTGTCGATAGGATGGTTAAAGTAGAAGTAGAAGCGGAGCGCGAGGCGTGTGCGAAGGTGGCTGAAGATACGGGCAACATAAGCGGAAACATGAACAAAACATGGCGCAACGGATGTTTTGACGCTGCTTTTGCTATCCGCGAGAGAGGTACTGGTAAAAAGCTGTTAGACGAATTATTGCTGGAAAGAGGCAACAATGGTCTTTAAGAAGGTGGACACAAACCAGACGCAGATTGTCAAGGAACTCCGGCGGGTAGGCATGGATGTCCAGCACTTACATGGAGTCGGTCAAGGCTGTCCGGATATTCTGGTGGGCTATCGTGGCAAGAACATTTTGTTAGAAATAAAGAAAGACGATAAAGCCAAGCTGACACCGGATCAGGTTATCTGGCATCAAACTTGGCGAGGTCAGGTAGCGGTAGTTTCTAATCCACAGGCTGCGGTTAAGGCTGTAAGGGTTGCTTGTTCGGAAACTATTGAGGAATGATTCTTAATAGAAATAATTGTCTAACACCAATTAAATATTTCTCGATAGAATTTCACACATGGACACAACAACTGTGTCTCAACTAGGAGATGAGATATGTCATACCAAATGCACCTAAACAAAAGCGGATCAGGATTTGCAAGCAAAACGGCTTGCGGCAGAAATATCTTGAGAACGCCAATGTCGGTAAATTGGGAAGAATTCAAAACCGAACGCGAAGAACACAAGTGCTTGAAGTGCAGAACCAGCAAACAAGCAGAACTAAACAGCAAAATGGATTTGAGAAAACAAGCCGCTTAACTAGCCAAGACCGGGGGAAACCCCGGTTTCCAGCAAATATCAACTAACTAGGAGATGAGATGAAAAAGCTACTTGAAACCTTCCGTAACGCCCATACTCAGGCTAACCGCGACAAACTCCAGAAATACCTTGATAAGCACATGATGGCTATTTGCATGGCAATGCCTGAAGATGTAGCTTTCCTAAAAGATAACCAGTTCCGCATCTAATATGAACTCAATCGATCCTCACGAAGCAATCAACTACATGATTAAGAACGCTAAAGCCTATGCTCAAGCTAAAGCTGAGGTGACTTACCTAGAAGAATTCAGGAAGTCTAAGAAAGCTATGCTGTTCTCATCAGCTATCGGGAATACCGTAGCGGATCGGGAGAATCAGGCTTATAGCCA